CGCTACACCGTAGGTGAAGAGCTGTTGAACAAGGCTTGAACCACTGTTTTCTAGCTTGAGTCTCGGAGAGACGCAGCCGTGGCAACGGAGTTGCCTTAGCGTCACGTCACCCGTGTGTCTTAATTTTGTAACCAATAAATCCATACTAACATTGGTATAATAATCAGAAACTGTGGAGCAAAGTTAAGAATAATAGCTTTTTCATCCCAACGATACCCTACATAGATCCACCCTGCTGCACCTATCATTTGAGTAATTGAATTCCAAGGAGTAAATCCTGCAACATGCATTATCATTGCTACTAAAATAATACAAGCACTAAGATATTTTACACACCAAATATGATCTCTACTCATTAGATTTCCAAATACTGAAAATCTTGAGTGTACCACATGGCAAAAGTATATCTCTCACCTTCAGTTACTTTTGTTACTCCGTGGATAAACTTTTCATTAGATGGAAATACCAATAGAGTATTTGCCTCTGGTTTATACGACCAGTTTAGTCTAGGAAAATAAATCTCACCACCTTTATATAAATCATTAATATAGTAAATAGCAGACCAAGTTCTAAAAGAAGTGGGATGATTTGTAGTATCTCCGTCCGGCCATGAATTATCAGAGTGAGCTGTCATTTCTCTACCAGTTTCCCAACGAGTGAGTTCTGTATTATCAGGAAAATGAAGCTCACCTGTATATTCATGAATAAGCTGTTGCCCTAAAAATCTACAAATATTCATATAAGACTTAAACGTAAACTTTATTTCGTTTTGTGAATCTAGTAGTTTAAAAGGTATAGTTCTACCAGCAAACTCTTTAATGGTTTGAGATTTCATAAAATAATCATTCTTGAATAGATGTTTATTCGCATCTAAAAATCTACAAAGATTAGGCCAATGATATTCATCGTCAAATACTTCTTTTCTGATGATGATCTTATTTAAACATTCTTGTAACTCATCACCCGTGATAGGTTCGAGTTGATATGTTTTTTCAGGCATATTTTTTAATCCTTATATCCGGTCCACAACCACAGAAATTGAATGGGCAAATAATTGGTTTATTTATTTTTTTTAAATTTTCTTTATAAATATTACCCATTACAGCCTTTTGGTAGTTACTTAAACAAGCACTAGGTAAAACGTTACCGTTCGGGTGAATGTGAAATCTTGTTGTACCTATTTCACAATTCATTCCTTTGAAATTGTTAATTCCTTTTTCAAAGAAATCATTTCCTGTAGAAGCTGAGATTACCTTATCTTTAGTAATAATTTTAGTTTCGTAGTCTGATTCTTTATACTTTGCTTCTTTGATTAACTTTATTTGCTCTTCTGAATAATCTAAAACTCCTGATTTAATTTCAGTACTTGATGTTTCGTCATGTATTTCAGATATTGATATGTTTACTTCATTTTTTAATGTATTATAAATAGTTATAATATTATCCCAATATCTAGTATCTCCTAATAAAGATACTTTAAACAAGTGCCCAGAATTATTTAATATTTTTATTTTTGATAACATTTCTTGAGTATCTACAAACTGGCTATGCCAACTTACATGAATAACACTCTTAGGAATTAATTTGTTTATTTTAGTTTTAAGGGTTTTCTCATTTAATGATAAATTAGTTGTAATTTTAGGTATATAACCTACTTTATATATTATGTTGAGCAGTTGATCCCAATTTTTATATAACATAGGTTCTCCGCCTAAGAGCTCTATTTTTGCCTTTTTATTTCCTAAGTATTTCTTAAGATAGATAATTGCTTTTTCATATTCATCTAGAGATTTGAAATAGGTAGGTTGATGATTATCATAACTACTACAATAAGAACAACTATAGTTACATCTCATAGTAATATCCCACCCTATTTCTACTTCATAGTTTTTAAAGGTAGTTTCTACGGATAAAAGATTACCCTCTTCCAATTATCTTTCCTACATCACCTTCAAAAGTATAACTTCCAACGTGATTTAGTTTAGTATTAGGATCTAACCAAATCTCTCCACCAAGTTTTTGCCATCTACGACAGAAAGTATAATCTTCAGAAAGATAACGATTATCATCAGGATCTAGCCAAGTATCAAATAATGCGTAACAATATTTATTAAACTTTTCATCAATGTTTGAATCATTACGATAATGTAGTTCAGGATAGGCTTGCATCATCTTTTCAAATACTTCACGTTTCACTAAGAAAAATCCTGTCGAAGCATCAAGCACTTCTACAGCACCATTTTCAACACGTACTTGTTTATTTTCGATATCTTGAAACTTAAAATTAATAGCATATTGAATAGGGAGTGCTTTTTTCGGATAAGCAGCAGCCATAATTGGTTTGTCATATGCTAGTGCTCTTAAGATAGAATCTGCATCAAACTCAATATCAGAATCAATAAACAGTAGATGTGTACAGTCTGATTCTAGAAACATTGCAGTAAGAATATTTCTTGCACGAGTTACTAGTGATTCATTTCGTAAGGTAGTTACCCTAAAATTGATTCCATGCCTCATTAAAGTTTGAGAAGCACGAAACATTGATAAGAAATACTGATCTGTTAACATACCCCCATAACAAGGGGTAGCAAAAAAGATATTATGTGCTCTGAGTTTTTCTAAGTCAATTGTTGCTTGATTACCTTCGACAGTTTTGAAAGCACCGAAAGAACGTTCCTTCGGTGTTTCTTTACCATCAGCAGGTTTCATGTCTGCTAAGGATTTTTTCATTATGCTAAGTCATCCACATCTTCTACAGGTTTAAATTCGTCAGAAACATCTCCAGCGAAATAGGCAGTATTTTGAAGTAACCACTCTTTTTGCTCATCATAAGTTTGACGCTTATAAATTTTGCTTAACTCAAATAACTCAAGCTCTTTTTCTGCATCTGTAAGAGGTGCATTATTACGTGCTGGAATAATTGAGTATTTTACGTTTTGTGGGAGCGGTCCTGTCTTCTCTTTTTTGATAGTAATATCATAACCATTAGCAGCGTCTGCAGGATTTCCGTAATCAGGGTTTGTTGCATAGTCTACAATTTGAGAGTAGATTGTAGCACGAAGGTCAAATAATTTAATTTGTCCGTCTGAACGATCAATCACATTACAAACGTAAGAGAACTGAGGTTTATCTGAATAGATAGCTTCGTCAAGTTCTTTGAAAGGGTCAGGAGCTGAATTATCAAAAGATTCAGTTTCACGACTAAATTGAAGACATTCTACAGGCATCTTCTTACCTTCTTTTGTTACTACCCAGTAGCAGTAACGGGGCATGACATCTCCAATTAATCTTACTTTAGTATCTCCGATACCCATAGTAAGCCTTTGGATTTCTCTGCGTTGTTGATTGCCAGAAGTTTGTTTACCTTTGGCTTGATCCCATGCGACCATGTTGTTTCTCCTTTGTTGAACGTTGGTTCTTAAGTGTAGGATTTCCTCGAAACCGAGGACTCTGGTAAAAAATAAATTTTATCATCTTTTATATTTATATAAGGACTTTGTATTTCTTTCTTTACGTAGCTCTTAGCAATATAGTCTTGAGCTTCACTAATTCTACGCATAGAGAGTAGCTGTAAATATTCTATCTTTTTACTAATAGCTACATTATGTGTTAAAAACCACGGGTTAGTAAAATAACTCATAGGTTCTGTTGTTTTGTAGTTGCAAACTAGCCTATCTTTTTTCTGCTCCAATAAGCCAGTGGTAAATAAAAACAGCGGAATATGGTTTATATTCAGCGCTTTCATTAGTCCCTTAGTTGTTCTAGCATTATACAATTTAGTTTGTGCAAATGCCAAGACAAGAATTGCCGCTTGATCTTTTCTTGCCTTTGCTAATAATTCATACCAATTAAAGTATATAATATCCACGTTGTTTATACCATTCAAGACGTTTAGTTTGTTGTCTAGCAACTATACCACCAGACAACCACCAGTCAACAATCATAGGAACTTGCTTGTCAGGGTGTTCACGAATGATACGACCAACTCGCTGTTCAAGCTTAATAGGATTATTAGAAGGACAAGTAAGATACAGTGTATCGAGCCTATGACA